ACCTGCTACGTTTGGATTTGGTAAACCTAAAAATACATAATAAGAATTACTAGAGTCTAATACAGAGTCTACAAAATTACCTGCGTTTGCTATTCTAAATTGATCTGTTACTACGGCGGGCATATTAATAGTTTTTTAGATATTTATACAACATTTTTTAGTTACATTCATTTATACATCATTCAGGTTGTAAAGAACCAGTTTGATCGAATGTTTCATCTCCACCGATTCTCTTAATTGTTGGGAATGTTGATATACCAACTCCTGTTGTCACTCCAACAGTATTACCAGTCACTCCAATTGATATTGGGTTTGATCCACGTGTAAAACCAGATATTTTACCAACTGAATATTTACCAACTGGACTTATTGCACTACCAATGCTACTTAAACCTGCAGTAGGAGTTCCTGAGTGAATTAAACATGTAATAACTCCAACTCCTGCTGATGCTGTATGTATTCCTGCCACAACATAAATGTTGTCAGCAAATGAAACACCAAGTCCCACAGTATCAGAATCAACACCACTGGTATTGATAGAAGTAAGACCTGATCCACAACGAGTATCGAAGATATAAATTGGATTTCCAATAGATACTGGGTTAAACGTGGAGGTATCATCACCTCTAATATCAAATTTAATACCTAATTTACCTGATAATGTTGTTGTCCCAATACCACTAATCCTTCCAGTATTTGTTTGTATACCTAAAATATCTCCACTTGCAGTTGTTAAACTTTCAAAAGTATTAGAATATGTAAATGGACTTGATATCAAAACTTGAGGTGGATTTGTTTGACTGTATCCCAAACCTGCATTATTTGGAACAATAGATGTAATAGTGCCACCAGCACCAATGGTTGCGGTAGCTGTTGCAGTGCTTCCAACTCCAACAATTGGATTAGTGTTGTCAATTTTACCTAAATTAGCTTGTATAGTAACTGGTGGTGCTGATAGTTTGACAGTAGGTGCAATTGTATAACCAGAACCAAAATTAGAGGTGCTGAATCCTGTCACTGTTCCTGCTGTGGAAACAATGGCAGTTGCTTCAGCTGTTATAAAATCAACTTGATTTTTCTTTGAAAGTGTAAATGCCAAAGATGGATCATTATCACCTTCATAATTAAATATATCTGTGCTATCAACGAATAATGTAGTATCAGAGGTTGATAAATCACTAATGACTTTTGCTACAGGTGTAATTCTTGGTTCAAGACTTCTTCTTTTTTTAGAAACTAAAACTTTATTGATTACTTTATCTTCTTTTTGTTTAATTAAAGATAGAGGACGGAAAACACTGTCATTTATACCCTTTCCAAGATAAATGTTTGTTTCTAATCTTTTAGATGTATCTAAATTAATTACTGTTCTCCTATCTTGCTCTTTAATAGTTCCAATTCCAGATATTTGAACTTCATCACCAGGCTCAATGGTTAAAGTTTGTCCAAGATTGACTATGGAATCTTCACTAGTAGTTCCTTTGTAGAATAGTATAGTGACATCATCCTCCTCTAATAATGGTTCTGCAAAAGTTATAAGATTACCACCAGTAATGTTATAATTTGATTGAGGTTCTTGAATTACACCGTTTACAACGACTAAAAATATATCCTCAATTTTAACACTTGGTTGTAATGATTGGGTTAACTCTACACTCACTAATTGATTGTTAACAAATAATGAAAAATTAGTTCTCTCGCCATCTTGGAGATTTTTAATTGAATCAATGTAATCAAATTCACCGAATTGCCATAATGCAAAAGCATCATTAAATGTTTTTTCAACTGTCAGAGTAGATCTTTCAAGAAGATTATTTAATCCTCTCTCAGTGACCAATCCAACTGGTTCTATGACATCTCCTTCTTGGAATGCAAATCCTTTATTAACTATTTCATATTCAGATACTTCAAATAAAGTTGATCCTATACCTGTAACTGGTTTTACTATTGCATTGACTCTTAGATCAGTTCCAGTAATAGTTGTGACGCCTAATCCACGTCTTGAAATACCTTTAACTTGTAAATTAGAGTATGATGGTTCAGAGACAAATATTTGTGGATCTTGGTAATTGGTTCCTCCACCACCTACAATTGTAAATGCTAATGTTCCACCAACACCTACCGATGCAGTGACGGTTCCTCCAGTTCCAACATTAACTCCAACATTAACACTGAACTTATTGTCATCTATTTTTGTGACTGCTAATGTTTCACCTGAAGCTGGGTCAGTTGATCTTGGATATGGATGAACAGTTTCAAAATTATCTCTTGAACATGAGAATAATATACTTGCGTCTGCAATTGTAATAGTATTTGCATTTGTTAAACCATGATTTTGAGATGTTAATATTAATATTCCTGTTACAGGATCATATGAAGCATTTGTAGGTGTCAAATTACCTGCTGATGTTATTGATATTGCATTTGTGTTTGCAGATATAAATCGATGCTCATATCCAAGATCTTGAACAGTAACTCCAATTGAAACTATGTCATTATATCCAGAACCAAACGTTAAGTTAGGGAAGAATGGATATGCATCACCAGCAGTTGATCCCGAACCAGTATAATTAAATGTTGTATCAGTTTTTCCAACACTAATACCAAAAATATTTGTGGCACCAACAGATACTACTTGGAATTCAGATTTTTTAAGCGTTAGGGCAGGACTAAAACCTATATTATCAATTAATACAAAATCATTTGAATTTTTAAATCTATGTTCATTCTTTGTTCTAATTGACATTATTCCAGTAGAACCATTATAAACTGCATTTTCAACTATCAAATCAGACCCACTAAATGCAACACCAACAATATCTGTTATTGATCCACCCACATTTACAAGTGGTTTAACCACAGAGGGAACTAGAGGAGCATATCCCAATCCATTTTGAGTATTTCCTATTGATATGGGAATACCACCTCTTGGTAATTCATTAGTATTAATATTATTTGAAGTAAATACATCACCATTTGCTGATGTAATACCTGTGAATATAACAGTCGTTACGCCAGTTGCACCACTACCACTTTCAACTATTTTAAAGTTTTTGTTTGGATTTAAGTCTGTGGATGGTGATTGGAATATTCCATTTATGAATAAAATACCTGATCCACCAGTTGATCCAATTCCAATTGTATTTGCACCTCCAACCTTTAAAGTAAAACTTGATGTAACTCCTGTAAACTGATCTGACACATCATCATATATGAAATTCGAATCATAATTATTTCTAAGATATACCCTTCCAGAAAATTTAGAAGTTGCAATATCTAAATCATTTATATCTTTACTTTTACTTACATCACCTCTTGGAGGTTTAGTAAAGAATAAGTCTTTACCTACAATATTATATGATCCTTTAAATCTAGAAACTGTTGTTCCATCTGCGTGTGTTGTCGGAGATGTTCCAACAAAAGATCTGTTGACTTGAACAGACTTAAATGTTCCTGATGTTCCAACAGCACCTCCACCAGTTGTGGCAAGTCCAACGTTAACAACTTCCATGAGTTCATTATCTACCTTTAGAATATCAGATATGGAGATTGTAGATATTCCACTTAAATGAATTATAGTTGTAGCTGCTCCAATCTGAGATCCCAAATTACTATCCAATGTATGTGTTACATCAGTTCTTATCAATGGATATTGTGCCACATCATCAATTACGATTAAAGCTTTTTCATTTGATTTGGCCATACTAAACTCATGAGCATTTCCTTCACCAGGACTCATGAAAGTAACAGCTGTTCCTGCTTTTGTAGTTGATATAAAGAATGAATCATTTTGAGCATTTACCACGAATACTGTTGAAGGTAATGTATGAATACCGACTCCAGATAATTTATATTGAAGTGCTGTAGATCCAACTCCAACAAAAGTTGATTTTGGTTCATAAACTAATTCTTCATTAGTTCTAAAGAAATGATTTGGTATGGTAAATTTACCAGTTCCTTGATTTAACACTGAAGAATCAGAAGGGTCAAAAGACTTACCAAATATCGATACAGAGTTGGTTTTAGGTGTAAATTGTGTTCTCTGTATTCTATTACCAGTTATGGAATTATATAAAACAACAGAATTACTTTCACTTACAACACCATAAGTTAGATCTTTTGGAACATTTACGGTATCCATTTTTGTGTAGAAACACTGATTCAATGAAACTACTGTTGTCACTCCAACTACATTATCAGGGAAAAACTCAATTAAGAAATTACTTCCAGATAACTTAGCACCAAAAGTTCCTAAACCAGATGATGAATCATATTCTGATGTTTTATCCTTTGTAACTGATAATGATCCAGATTGTTGTGCATATGCATTCACTCCATCATGTAAGAATAATACTTCATGAATAGCCTTAGATGAACCTATACTTACCTCAACATTTGATTTTACAGCATTGAATAATAATGAATTTAATGTGGTTAAAGTTGAAACACCAACATTGCTAGTTGATACTCCTGAATATAATGATGTTCTTTCTGATCCATCTTGTTGATTGAGTGATTTGAATCTGTATGTCCCATCTGCGACACCAGTAGTTCCTATACCAATTATTTTTGATTTTAATTTTAATCCTGTTGAACCATTATTTTCATAACTTAAAATTAAATTACCGCCAGATATTGATGAAGTAATAATTCCTAATTGATTTAATGATAAAGGAGTGTTATCAGAAGATACATATTTTTCTGATAGGAAAGTATCAGTGCTTGAATGGGATATGAAAGTTTCTACCAGATTACTTTCAATTTCAACATTATCCACTACATGTATCATTGCATATAGAGATTCAAAATTACTCACAGGGAAAGTAGCAATGGTAGTTGTTATTCCAGCAGGACAATTTTGAATTCGAGAAATAAGATTAACTGGACCTATAGAAGATGTACCAACACCCACAGAAGTGGTATTAAATTGTGAGGATGCAATTTTTAAATCGTAATCTACATTGTTTATTGGATCAGGGCTTGTTGAAGGTGTAAACCTTAACGTAGTTTTCTCAGTTGAAACATTTTCATCTAAGCTATACCCAACAAAATTATCAGTTTCATCATTTTGTAAATCAACTCCTGCATTATTTAAATTAGATTTTTGTATTAAGAAATTATCATTACCATCACCTAATAATATCAGATCTGATATTTCTATTTTATTAAACAATGAGGTATTACTTTTAGTTACTATTAAAAGGTTATTGAATAATTCTGTTTGACTGTCAGTTGGAAACTCAAATAATTCTAAAAAGTTATCAGGATTACCTTGAAGATTAGTGAATTCATTACTAATGTCATCCATAATAAGAACATCATTTGTTTTACATTCAATGAAATCAGATAATCTTATATCATTAAACAGGATAAATCTACCAGTATTATCTGAAACATCAGTATCAACAACTAAATCTATATTTTTTATTTCATCAACTCTTTTTTCATCAAACAAATCAAGTATGATGTTAAGACCACTAGTTACACCAACTGTAGCAGATGTAGATGAGGTTATACCAGTATCAGCAAAATTCTTCATACCACTGGTATGTAAAATATTATTAACAGGAGTTTTTAAATCATCCCACTCAATTGGACTTTGAATTGAGTAAGACATATTCTGATAATAATCATTATCAGGTATTACTTGAAAATCTTCATTTAACTTACCTATACTATCTCTCCATCCAAGATTTTTTAGTAAAGAGAAATCTGTTTTTAATCTACCAGTGTTTTTAGTAATTTTTGATACTTCACATTGAACTCCCGAAACTTGACCTGTGAGAATATCACCCACCTTCAACTTCTCAGCGTTTAATATTTTTAATTTTCCTATGGTTACTCTTACAATTTCGAAATTACCAATTATATCAAAACCATTTCTAACAACATTTACTCTCTCACCTTTTTCAAAATCAGATTGCTCTTGAGTTAAAAAGAAAGTAGGATAATCCGATGCATTGATAAGATTTGCAAAGGTTGTTGGAACCGTTTGTGCTATACCAGTTTTAACGGGATTACTTTCAGTTGAAAATTCTGATAAATCAATTGTAACTTCATCTTGACCATCCACCACGTTTTCATCATACTTAGAAACTTTAAGTAATTTAAATCCGTAATCACTTGAATTAAATCCAGACTCTGTATTTGGATTTACAGTGCCAGTTGTTCCCACTCCAACTATACCTTCTACAAAAACTCTGTCATTTGCCTTAAAGGGATTTACTGGGAATCCAAGAGGTGGAGTAGGTATTCTACATGTATATGAAGATCCAGCATTTGAAGTCACATTTGTAATATTAATACCATTAGTATTATTAATTGTTCTCAAAACCACCCCAGAAGATGGTAAACCTTTTGGTATTTCAACTACATCTACTGATAGAATACTATTTTCTAACATAATGGGTTCTAAGAATCCACTTTTTATTTCTTCTCCTGTGTTATCATTAATAACTATGATATCAGGCGCAGTAATATAATCTGATCCTCCATCAGTTACACTAACAATACCTAAAGTATTTGTGTTTATTATGTTTATATTTGAAGCAATAAGACTCTCTGGTTCTAAAGTCTTATCTGAAGAATATTCAAAACCCTCATTTATAATTCTAACTTTTTCAATATTTCCAATAGTATCAGATTTTGCAACTATGACAGCACCTGTTCCTTGAGTGGTGCCACCAATTCCTACGAAATTAGGTAATTTTTTATAATTAGATCCAGGAGAGGTAAGTCTTACTCCACTTATTGATCCTTCTGTATTTTTAGAATTAGTAGTATAACTTAATGAACTTGTTTCTGTAGATGCATAAGATATTTTTTCTGGTATATCTTTTACAAAAAAAGTAAATGTAGATAATCCTGTTACCTTTATGTTATAATCATCATTATAGACACTATCTAAGAAAGATATTTTTGAATAATTTTTAACATCAGTATCAACTGTGCTAATAGATCCTGCTTTTTCTAAATTATAAAACAAAACATTTGGAATGCTAGTCCCATATCCAATGGTTAATTTTGCTCCAGCTGATCCAGGTGAACCTGATGTTGAAATACTAAAAATCGAAGATTGACCATCAGATACAAAATTATTTTGAAATTTATTATCAGTATATAATTTTAATTCATATCCATTTAATGTAGAATCTGAAAGATTAAAAACTAAATTATTATTTTTAATTGATGTGAGATCAGGATTAATAAGTGATATAGTTTGAGAACTACCACCAGTTGATGCAATACCTACAACACTAGGTATTGATTTTCCAGCGTCAATGCTAGTTTCAGATAATTTAATGTTGTTATCATCAACTCTGTATACATAATAATTTCTAATTTCTAATCCTTCTGGTAAAAGATTAGAGGAATATTTTACTTTATCTCCAGTTTGTAATCCATGTTCAATAATATTAATTGAATTAGAAGTGGTGTTAATACCTGTAGAGTTGAATCCTATAGGGTTAATCAAAATATTACCCGATATAGTGTCTCTTACAACTCTCACATCAGTCGATGTTCCTATACCTACAGATAAGTTAGGTTCAACTTTTAAAGATATTTTATCACCAGTAGATAAATTATGAGGAACACTTGTAGTAACAGTTGACTCAATGCTTTCTACTTTTGATGTAACTGAATCAAATACAGTTTCAAATTGATATTTACCACGTAGAGCCTCTCCAACATTTGATGATACGTTTGATATGTCTGTGATGAAAACTTCTGGGGTATTGATCTGAGTTTTAATACCGATGTGATTGATATCCTTACTTACAGCAAATACAGTTTCTGGTAAAGTAAAATTATTCGCTCCATTATCTGCACTTACCAGTAAACGTTCATTAACAATTCCTGTGGGAGTAGAAAATTTAAGTTTTTGATTTGTTTGAAATGAATGATTGTTAATAAAAATTTGTTTTATTGGAAGATTTCTTGTAATTTGTTTACCACCAAAATCAAATGTTCTTGATAATTCTTCTCCATCCGCAGTTCCCACTCCAACAGTCTCTAATGGATTGAAAAATACTTTTTGATTAATTTTTGAATTGAAGAAAGGGATACTCTTAGAAATTGTAAATTTATCTGGTAGATAATTAACAACGGATCCTGCAGGATGAATAGTTCCTTGAGAGCTATCAGAATCTCTTTGAACAGTGAGTATATTTTCGTTTCCGTAAATGTTAAGAATTTTTAAAGTTTCTGTTCCAATTCCAATGCTACTTCCAATGGTTACTGATGTTGGTATATTAGCAACAAATATCTCAGTTGATAATCCTGCTAATGGAGATGCAGAAATTGTGGAAATTGTATTGGTAGTGAAAGTTGTTACGCCAACTGAGAATGAATTATTTAATCTAGAGATATCTGTTGATATTCCTGACATTTTAACAAAATCACCAGTTTCAAAATCATGATTTTCTGGAGTAATAACAGTTATTCTCTCCTCTGACCATAAAAGAACAGCATCATTTATTTCCTTAATTTCAGACTCAATTGTTTCAACTTTTTTACCTTCAACATCAGAAATGACAGATGAAAAATCATTACCATCATTATCATCAAATGTTAAAGGTTCACCAACTTTATAATTTTGTCCACTCTCAATAATATCAAAACCAGTAATTGATCCAGATGATATTGATTCAACTTCTATTTTTTGAGTTTGAATTTCATTTGTTTCAACTAAAAAATCATTATTTGCAAAGTCATCTGATACTTTATACGGAAAAGTATTTCTCAATAGACCATTTAAATTAAAATCAAAGGTTGTTTGATCACTATCAATAAAATTATCTTCAATTGATTTAGATCTAAAATTATTACCTATAAAGTAAGGAAATGTTGGTTCATCAAGATCATCTACTGTTGCATGGTAAGCATATACACCGTTTGGAAATTCTTTAGTTTTTTCAAATCTACCATTGTGTATATCTAAATCAGATTGTGAACTGTCAAATTTATAATCCTCAAGAAATTCACCCTCTTTGAATATGGTTATATCTGGTCTATTCTCTACACTTGATGAGTCTTTAACGTATCCTGATTTTAATTTAACATAAGGTTTAGATGTGCTTTCTGGATCGTTTGTTCCAAAAGGACCATATATTGGATTACCATCATAAGCCCAACCAATAATACTACTTTGTGTGTCTGAATTTCCTGCATAATCTCCAAATAAACTAGTGCTGTATCCAGTTACAGAATATTTTAATTTATTTCTACTAGAATCTCTTAATTGTTGATATTGTTTTGATTTATCCACATCGTGATTATTGAGAGTAAGTGACCTAACCTCAGAATCAAAAAATGCATTTTGACCTGCTTTTTTTACATTAATTGTTGTGTCAGTAGAATATCCAATACCAGCATTAACAATTACAACATCAGTGATAATAGAATCATTTGTATTTGTATCAATTCCGATAACAGGTTTTAATTTAGCACCAGCACCAGCACCCGTGGAATCTACAACTTCAAGATCAGGTGCTGAGAAATACTCTTGACCTCCAAAATCAATATTTACATCAGTTATTCTACCATTTACAACAACAGCCTTTAAAGCAGCATTCTTACCATTTTTTAAAGATATGATTGGTTTTTTATGATTATTGATTGTTAGTGATCCGTATCCTGTGCCTGGTTCATAAAGATATGATTGTATTATACTCCCTCTAACTTTTGGTGTAAGTTCAATGCTTACAGGCACACCATCAATTGATGAAATTCCAACAGAGCTAAATTCTACAAAAGCTTTTATATCAGGGTATTTAAATATTTGATTTCCAGATCCAGTGGAATTTAATATGACAAAATTACCTCTATCAAAATTAGAAGTTGTCCTTCCATCAAATCCAGCATCTGCCAGTCTGAAAGAATTATCATCTACTTTAAGGACATAATACTTTCTACCAATATCCAATCCAGATATAGTATTTCCTTCATGTGCATACTCTACTAAATCTCCATTAGTAAATCCATGATTAACAAAATTTATTTTATCAGACGATGTTGATATACCCGAAGTTTTTACAATTAATTTTCTATTTGTATATCCATCACCCTCATTAACTATTCTTACGTCTGTTAATGTTTTTCTTAAACCTACTTTAAAGGAATGTGTTCCTTGTGCTGTTTCATTACTATTTGCAAAACTTATAGTGTTAATTCCTGCTGATAAATCATTAGAAGTTTCATATAATCTAATGTTTCTAGAATTAACAACTTCTGGAAAATATGTTGCGTTATCAAGTAATGTGCTAGATCCAGATCCAATTTTAATTGGACTATTAACACCAGAATCATATATTATCGGTTCACCTTGAATAAATTTATGATCCGCATTAAAGAAAATTAAACCAATTCCACTTCCAGTCGAAGTAGTCAAACCACCTAAATTATTTGATGGTCTAGCATCAAAAAATTCTTCTCTAAATCTTGTAGATATGATTGGTTCTAGAACACATCCACTACCATTTCCACCAGTTACACCTATTGAAATAACTTTATCAATGTCAAAATTTTGTGGATCTACGAATACATCTTTAATCTTTCCTCTAACAACAGGTTGCACTAAGGCAGTAGTCCCGATTCCTGCCGATATCGATATTTTAGGTAAATTTACAGCATCGAAATTATCACCGCCATTTAATACTTCAACCTTTGTTAATGGTCCAAAAAATACTTTTTTGTTTGATTTATAATTTGATATTTCAACACCATTGACTAACATTCCAGTTTCACCTATTGGTGTTGAATCACTACCACCGTCATAAATATTTTGCTCTAAAGGAAATCTTTTAATTAATTTTTGAGCACCAATTGTTGAAGATCTTTGAGAAAATAATACAATGTTATGAATTCCATCATTTGAACCTCTAAAAAAAGTTAATTTTTTACCATCATCAATACTTCCTGGTGATCCATATAGTTCGATACTACTATCACTAATTTTTTTAACATAGTAAGATCCTGTATTCAACCCAACAAGAGTTTCTCCATTCGTAGAACTGTAAAATATTCTATCCCCTGTTTTAAATTGATGATCATTTGCAAATTGTATATTAGAAAAAATACCCTCATCAGTGGTCTCACCACCAAGTATGGCTCCATCTGGTTGAACTGGGACAGGAGGATCACCACTTACATTTGAAAAATTAAAAGATTTATCGACAATACTTATATTAATTTCTTTTGAAAAATTAGAAGATACACTATCTACAGAAATGAGATTAGATGGGAGTGAGTTTGATGTAACATATGAATCATTATCTTGGAAGTATACATTTTGAACGTCTGAAAGTAAGATATCATTTCCAAATTCTAATGGTGTTCCAGAACTTTTTGCCTTATTTAATTTTTTCCTTACTTTGTAATTTCTACTAGTTTGAAAATTAAAACTACCAGTATTAATTAAATCAAGTTCACTTCTTTCTATTTCATTAACAACCTTTGTAACGACTTTTTCGACAACTGCATTATCAACAAGAACAACATTGCTATCACGATCAACAATTTGCACCGCATCTCCCTTTTTCAAACTAGACCTATCAACTACACTTGGTAATATTAAAGAAGTTCCATTTAATCCATCTACAAAATATGATGAAGATGTATTATAAATCCAAGAATTTGCAAATATTTCTTTATAAGATTTTTCAACTCCATTTTCAGGATTTTCTACTTTATCACCTATTCCTTTAACCGAGATTATTTCACCCTCTTCTACATCCACTTTTTCAGTTTGTTCAAAGTCTGATAATACACCAGTAAGTCGAAGAACCACTTTTTTATCTGGATCACCATCTTCAAATCCAAAATAATTTATATCAGATCTTATATTTTCAATTGCTATTATTGGTTCATTAAATGAGTTTGTATTAGTTGCAGTGCAACCCAAAAATTGATTAACTGTTTTATCAGTATATGTTATTATGTTATTGTCAGATAAAATTGTTCCTGTAGTTCCAAATCCAACTGTAGAATCAACAGTTATGACACTAGCCCCTGCTGACACATTTTCCATAGATTTAGAGGTAGGAACAACTACAAAATCACCTGCCACATCAGAACCCTCATCATATCCGACAAATAATGAAATTTTGTAATAAGTTGTTATTCCACTCAATCCAGAATCAACTCTTTGAAAAGGTTCAATTTCTGATATTGATGCATTAATATTTGAATCTAAATCACTTCTAAACAAAGTTTGTCCTGTCAATCCTTTTAACAAAGTTTGTCCTCTAAGTTTTATTGGATTTCCCGACAACAATTCACCTACACAAACTCTTCTTCTAACATAGTTTGCAAATGATGGTTTTATTAATCTTTCTTCTAAATTTAATACTTTAGGTTCTATGCCATATAAAACATTAAATAAAATTCTAAATGATTCTTCCGTTCCCTTAGTTTGATATAACGACCTTGCTTCCCCAATAAACGTCCCTACATCAAGTTTAGATTGAAAATTAGTTTCCTCTAATCCTGGTAGAAAAGTTGTTTTGAATTTTCTGTAAAATTCTTTTAAAAATAAAGAACTTAAGTTTTGAACTGCAGACGATCCTTCATGCTCCGATGCAGATGAAGAGCTGAATACTAAATCTTCTTTATTTGTGTCTGAATGATAACTAGTAATACCACTAAATCCACGAACACATCCAGTAAAAGCATTCGTGGTTATTCCAGTGTAAGTAATTATTTCATCATCTATCTTCAATAAACCATATTCATTTGGAAATCCTTTCGTGCTAGTAACACTAATTGTTTCATCGCCAATTGTGGTGACACCAACTGTAGTGGAACTATCAACTATAACTTCTGGTGTTAAAGAATTAAAATCTAGATATTTACTTAAATTGTCTGATAAATCTGTTACACCACTTTGATACTCTTGAGAAATATAATATTGCTTTAAAAAATCAATAGTCTTCGGACTCTCATCCCGAATATAATTGGGAAGTTGATTTGATATAACATCTTGTATTTTTACTTTACTTACAGTCCCTGTTTGTATCATGTTCTAATTATTTGTCCGTTTGGATAACTTGATGAATAGAAATCTCTAGTAAATTGAACTCCAGAAACTTCATCACCCGAAGATATAACATCCCTGACCATATTTATTGAACTATTTGAGATGTCTAATGACACATACAAATCTTTCAATCCAACGACATCATTTGACTCTGGAAAAGCTTGAACTTCAATAATATTATTAGGTTTTTCAGTAGATAAGATGTTAACTGTTGAAATATTAACTTCTCCTTTAATATAATCTACTGACCCTGCTGATGATACAACACTTTTAATTGATCCATCACTTAATATTTTAATTATTCTTAAAACACCTGTTTTAAGATCAGGATTTGGAACGTCTGATAGGTATAGTGTTCCTGATTGACCTAAAATAGAAAAACCAGTTGATTTTAAGTTAAATCCATTTGGATCTATGTAAAATCTATTACCAAAACATAATTCATATTGAGTAAATTTATTTAAAGATACATTTAAATTTCTTCTTATTCTAATTTTAGTTATATTTGAAGTGATAGCTTGATTTGTTTCATCAATAACTCTAAGAAGTTTACTATACTTGAGTCTTCCTCCAAATTTATTTAAATTTATTGATTGTGAATACTGTGTCAATGAATTTACAACACTTGTCTTTAATTCTGCTGCAGTTGAAATGGCAGAATTATTATAATAAACATTTGAATCAAGTTCAACGTATAATATCTTCAAATCGACGATTTTTTGATTGATTCCTGAAATAGTATATTGTTTTAATTTTGATAAAATTTCACTTTTAGAAAAATCAGACACTAAATTACCATTTTTTGGTTTTATGCTTATTACAACTGTTCCAAATTCAGGTGGATCAAGTTCTTCTCCTCCAATTACAGAAACTGACTCAGTATTTGGATAAATTTTCTTAATTATTGCCTCATAATCTCTTGCAGTGACCGCACGATTCTGTGATGAGTATGTAAGTGGGGAATAATACTTAACAGAGTCAATTGTTTCAATATCTGCACCATTTTGAGCCTTTAAAATAGTGTCTACAGTGGATTCTTGAATATTTACAGCCTTAGTGTTACCTTGACTATCTACTTTTGTTGCTCTTCCTGAAAAAGTAAAGAGTTGAGCACCATTTCCATCAACTCCATCAGTCGTAATATACCTAACATTGATTTCATCACCATCTTCGCCTGCAGCAGTGCCTAATTTTTTACCAAAATACCCATCCCCAAACTTTAACTCATATCTTTCATCTTGAACTTCCTTAATTAAGAAGATTTTTGAAGTTGAATCAACAGTTATGATGTCATTTATGAGATTATACTCTGTTCCTCTACCACCTGTTGCCGAATCTTTTATATTTACAACAATTTTGGAGGTATCTATTGAAGGATTATCTAAAATAAACCTTTGATCGAGTGAACCATCGTATGTAAATGTTCTTTCAAGGTAAGTTCCTTGAAAAACACTGATATTTTCAAATTTTGCAATCTTTTGATTTGAATTAGATGGATCAACTTCAGTTAAAGTTGTGATTGGTTGAGTAATTGCGAATGTATATGTCTCATTATCAACGTCTCCAGTGCACACTATGCCTGGTTCTAAGGTCACTGCAGAGGTATCATCAGTAATTGTAAGGTTAATTGTTACTTGTGCGTTTGCTGCTGTTTTAGATCGTGGTGTGTATCCAATATTTGAAGCTAATGACACCACATTTTCTCTCAAAGTTGCAGAATCTAGGAAAGATTCATTCACAATCATGTTTGAGTTGAATGAATTAATGTAAGTGTTATATGCTAACGTATCAATTAAGACAGAAAAGTTTGAACCATCAAAGTCAAAGTCCGTAAAATTGGAATTTGCACGAAGATAGTCCTTAATTGACGTTTTTATTTGATCGAAATCAAGATTTGTGAAATTTGAGAAAGGCATTTTACCTTGTTGCCTCTAATATAAATGAATATTCTTGAGTTGGTAACTCTTGACCGACTATATCGTATACAACGAGGATTTCAAATTCATTTTCATCCTCTGATGGATCAACTTCAACCCTTACATTTTCAACTCTTGGTTCAAAATTGTTGATTGCAGTCTTAATTTGGTCTTGAATGATGTTCGCTGTACCAAAATCAACGAAATCAAAAAGACTTTTGTATACATCTGATCCAAAATCTGGATTAAAAAATTTTTCAGTCGGTATGGTTTCGACAATATTACGCACAGATCTACGAATCGCACTCTCATTCTTAAGAATCGGTAAATCTTTTGTAACTGGATGGGGTGAAAACGATAAACTTATGTCTTTAAACGCTTTTGAAACCCTTTTGTATGCCATTAACCAAGTTTTATATTTATTTATACCGTTTTTTTAACAAAAATTATCCTAATAAATGGTCAATGTTGATATTTATGTCTTCTTCTCCCAAATTTGCAGTATTTCCTGCTCCAACACTCGTGTCAACTGACCTTTCTTTTGCTGTTTTCCAGAAATAATTCTCTTCTGACCCTAATCCGTCACGATCATGACCGTTTTCCACCTGATAATACACTGTTGAAACCTTAAAATCAGGAATCTTAGGTGTCTCAGGAGTGATACTGTTGTCATATATCCTCATTCTGTTGTTTGGATAGAGACAAAACTGTCCATTATCGAGTTCGAGGAGGTTATGAGACTTATGTTCGGCAGGTTGTTCACTGGTTGAGTAGTCAATCGCATCAACATCGGAGTGATAGTTGTCTAATGTGCAGATATAGGTGCCCGTCTGAGTGCCATAGTCTCTTGTATAGACTTCATAGTGCATTGAACCGATGAATTGCTTCTGAACAGCAACCACACCATAGTCCATGCAGTTCCAGAACTGTAGATTATGTAGTGTCATATCGGGATCTGGTATCTCTGGAGACGAGAGAAACGCAGAGATTGGCAACTTATCAAACATCGCCGCATAGTCAGGTAGATAAGTTTCAAAATAAAAGGCACGACCAGGTATACTCTTGGCGGATACCCAGACTCCCTTGACAAATTCACCATGACCACTCTTATGGTCGGTTAGATATTCTTTTCTTACCCAGACCTCATAGGAGGGTAGATTGGTAATTAGTGTAGACATTATTTGTGATGAAAAACTTCAACGTAAGATTGACATTTTGGACAAGTAAAATTTGAAAAGAAGTCGTATTCAGACTCATCTCCATCATTTAAATCATCCATGGAGGTATCTCCACCCCATATTAATTGTGTTCCACAGTGCCAACAGTTCATTCTTCCTTATTTTGTATTTCGGTTGTTAAATCGAGAGGGTTTGGAAGTTTGCCTTCATAGAACTGTTGAGCAAGATCTTCCATTAAATCAAAATATTCTTCTTCTGTTAGATTCTTTCCGAGAATCTTCTGTCCATGACGGACTCTATATAACTCTTGTTTTTTCATGTCCTACACGAATTCGAGGATCGCACCATATCTCAAATCCTGCTTCCTTTGCATCGAGACAAAACGAGACATCCTCGCCACACATGTCTTGAACCTCACCAGACTCAAAGACCTGCATCTTCGGTGCAAACCATGGATAAGGCATACCCTTGTGCTCAAATACACCATGACGTATCAATAACCATCCGAAACCTGTATAATCTACGGTGAAGGGTTGTTTTCTCTTTGATATACTTTCGATGGTTTCGTGATTCATCACACCACCATTGTTACGAAAATCATCTTCCTCTAACCAATGTGCCACCGATGTCGTCTTACCATCTTCGGTGCAATACCAACCTGCAACAATATCTCTTTCTTTCTTTTCTTCTGGGTTTGCATCTAAAATTAACTGAAAGAACTTCTCTGAGTTAAAAACAATATCAGAGTCAATCCAAAGTTGATAATCATACTTTAACTTTCCATCCCATGGAATCTGATCTGGTCCTCGAAGAACGTTTGCACCTAAACACTTACAACGGGCAAAATTGACCATTGATGAATAGTCCTGTGATATTTGTATGCTTGCTCCTGACTGAACAAGATCAAAACACAATTGGACAAATGCCTTTAAAAATGTGAAAGATACTCCTCGACCTGGTAGACAGAATACGATCTGTTTACCTTTTACTAATTCTTTTGCTCTCGCATAATCCCACTCTTGTTTTTTCGGGGCAGCGGGGGTCTTCGCTTTTACTGTAAATCCTTTAGCCATAATAGATTGATATCAACTCAATTATACATTATTATATAGTGGTTGTCAATAAGAGTGTTCGTAAATTGTAGAGTCTCCCATACTCTGATCATATACCTCAGTATACGTAATTTCCTCTTTCCAATATGATGTGTATAATTTATTCCATATAATGTCAAATTCCTCTTCATTTAAATTTTTAAACAAGCATTTATCATTCAAATAAATGTGATAAGTTTTCTTAGTCATTTTTACCTTCTACTTTAAGTACAACAACTGGTGCAATTACTCTATGAAACTCTCGAAAGAGTTCTTCACGGTTTTCTGCATACTTACGTGGTTCTTCTTCTTTAGCCATCTTCTTCGGTGAGTATGATGTCTCCACTATTGTCTATATTCCATTTTAGCACAAGATCTTCATACCAGTCAAATTCATTAATGATTTCTTCGGGAATTGTAATATGATACCTGTCTGTTACAGGATCGATCTCCACAGTCGAATAAATCTGGTCAAAATTTTTTTTCATTCAATGAACCTTTACACTTGATTTTATATATGCGAAAATTTTTTTTCATTCGTGGAATTTATATCTGCCTTTCGTAACACTTTGTAGACTAGGTTCCCATGCCGTTTTTATATAAGGGGGGCATCAACCCCCCAACTGCTGCATGCACGAACGAATGACCCCTACACGTTTGAGAGTGTAAGGGGTTTGCTGAATACGAC